GAAAGGAAATGATGTCGACTTTAATAACGGAAGAGACTTTATCGAATTCCTTTGGGAGCAGGCCAACAGCTGATGAGTATTTCATGGCAATGGCTATGTTGGTCGCAACAAGAAGCACGTGTAGTAGAAGACAAGTCGGGTGTGTGTTAACAGATAACAATAATAATATCTTAGCGACTGGATATAATGGAGTAGCAAGAGGACACCCTCATTGTAACGAAGGACACCCGTGTCCAGGAGCTTATTCTGAGAGCGGAAAGGATCTAGACTTATGTTATGCCATACATGCGGAACAAAATGCACTAATCCAGTGCAAAAACTTAACGAAGGTATACGCGTGTTTCTGTACTACTGCACCGTGTGTAATGTGCACAAAATTATTTTTAAATACGACCTTAACAAGGATGATTTATGTAGAGTCGTATCCACAGTCAAATATTTCAAAAAATATTTCGAAGAAGACAACGACTGTGAATGGGAATTTGGATTGGTTGACGATGGAGGAGTCGAGGATAAAGAATGTCTTTAAACGAACCTTTTTGGCCACCTGAAAGTAGTTGGAAACCTCCAAAAGAGTTTCCAAGACTAGAAGGAATAAAATTAATAGGATTAGATTGTGAAACAAAAGATCCCAATTTATTATCAATGGGACCAGGGTCAATCAGAAAAGATGGCTATGTCGTAGGAGTTTCTATAGCCACAGACGATAAATCCTGGTATTTTCCAATAGCTCATGAAGGAGGAGGAAATCTTGATAAAGATAAAACTGTCGGATGGCTCAGAGAAGTGTTGGGTAATGAATGTATATCCAAGGTCGGTGCTAATCTCCAGTATGATCTCGAATGGTTACGGTCGGATTTACAGTGTACCGCTAAGGGTCCACTCTACGATATTCAGTTGGCTGAACCTCTCTTGGATGAAGATCGACGAGGTGGATACTCATTGGAAAACCTTAGCCGCTGGTACCTTAAAGAGGGCAAAGAGGAGGGAAAACTTAAACAAGCCGCTGAAGCCTACGGTATAGACGCGAAAAGTGATTTATGGAGACTTCATTCAAAACACGTAGGTCCTTATGCAGAAATGGATGCTCAATTACCAGTACACATTTTTAATCAACAAAGTATTCGTTTAAAGCAGCATAATTTATGGGATATCTTTGAACTTGAGTCTAATTTAATACCCGTAGTATTAGACATGAGGTTTCTTGGAGTACGAGTAGATATAGAGAGAGCATACGAATTGAGTAAACAAATGCTGGTAGAAGAAACAAAACTGTTACACTTAGTAAAAAAACTCGCTGGTTTTGAATTTAATCCATGGTCATCTCAAAGTATAGCAAAAGCATTTAACCAATTAGATATTGATTATCCTTTAACAGAAAAAGGAAATCCTTCTATCACACGTGTTTGGTTAGATAACCATACAAATCCGTTATGTAAAACCCTAGTACAATATAGAACAACTAGTAAAATACGTAGAGACTTTGTTCAAGGAGTTATACTTAATCAAAATATAGATGGTCGCATACATGCTCAATTTCATCAGCTACGTAAAGATTTATATGGAACAAGATCAGGAAGATTTTCAAGTTCGCATCCTAATTTACAACAGATTCCAGCAAGAGATCTTCATTATGGTCCTTTAATTAGATCTTTATTTATTCCTGATAAGAAATGCAAGTGGGGTAAATTTGACTACAGTCAACAAGAACCAAGGTTAACGGTTCATTATGGAGAATTATGTGGATTAACTGGGGCAGAAGCTGCCGGTGATATATACAGGAAAAGTCCTGATGCAGATTTCCATAAAATTGTAGCAGACATGACTGGATTGCCTCGCCGAGATGCAAAAACAATTAACCTAGGCCTTGCTTACGGCATGGGTAAGATAAGACTAGCTTCTGAACTTCAAAGTACGATAAGTCAAGCAGAACGTATGCTAGAAAAATACCATGAAAAAATGCCTTTTATCAGACAACTAGCCAATAAGTGTCACGATAAATCTATGACCCTTGGAGAAATCATTACTATTTGCGGAAGAAAACGACGACTAGATAATAAATCACACCATAAAGCATTGAATTCGTTGATTCAAGGATCCGCTGCAGATATGACTAAAAAAGCGATGCTTGAGTGTCATAAAGAAGGATGGACCCCTCATTTACAAGTTCACGATGAACTTTGTTTTTCGTTAAATAATCCTAAAAACGAAGCTCCAAGGATAAAAGAAATAATGGAAACCACGGTCAAACTATCTATCCCAGTGTTGGTTGACTGTGATATTGGAAACAACTGGGCCTGTAAGGAGAATAGCTAATATGATTTTAAAAAATCCTAGAGGGCGACCTTCCCATAGCTATCCTCCTAGGAAAGTAGAAGAAATCCTAAATTTGTTACGTATGGGCTTATCTTTAGCTGAAATCGGAAGAGAATATCATTGTTCGCGACAGTACATTTATCAACTTAAAAAAAGGTGGGCAAAATACATATGAAAGAATCCTCATTCGCGCGTCTTTTAAAAGAGAAACTAAGTCCAATAGGACATTGGACAAGGATTGAAAATGTAGCTGGTGTTGGAGTACCAGACGTTAACTGGTATCCTGGACAGGATATCTGGATGGAACTTAAAGTTACTAACACGTATAAAGTGAAATTTCAAGCCTCACAGATTTCTTGGGGAAAACTTCGACATAAAAAAGGAGGTGGCATTTGGGTTGTTATTCGTACTGAAAAAGAAATTATTATTAGTGATTCAAGAGCTGTTTATGATAAAATTCAATATGAAAATAGTAAACCTTGGCTTCATGTAAATGTTGCAAAAAACCTTGGAATAACCTTTAAGAAACCTTTTGAATGGGAGACTCTAATTGATGTTTTATTGATGAAAGAAAATTCAGATATCACTATAGGAGACGTCTTGTAACAAAAATGTATATCTTTGAATTTACTTATTATATAATAAATTTATTAATGAGAAAGAAATCTTATGACAGTTTATGTAGTTCAAGAAGTACAAAAATTTAACGTTTTATCTGCTGGAAAGTACGGCGAGTTAGAGTTATTATTGCCCCAAGGGCAAATTACTTTATCTTCTGGTCCTACAATAAGTAGATTAAAACATAAACTACGTAATTTTACTGACATGGATTATTTGCTTCTTATTGGAGATCCATTAGCAATAGGCTTAGCTGTCGCTGTCGCTTCAAATGCGAATCGAGGCAAGGTTAGGCTATTAAAATGGGATAGACAAGAAAGGCAATACTATCCTTTGAGTGTAAACCTTTACGGAGATAAAGATGATTGATCTAGAGAAAGATGCTGCAGTACCAAAAAATGAAGATCTGCATGGAATAGCAGTTCTCGCTACTAAACAACTCGTTGCTCAAGCAAAAGTTTCTGAATTAGAAAATCAATTAGAACTTGCTAAAGCACAGTTAACAACGATTCAAGAAATTGAACTACCAGAGTCAATGCTTAGTTTAGGATTAAAAAGTTTTACGTTGTCTGATGGTTCTAGGTTAGATATTAAAACATTTTATCGTGGAAACATTAATAAGAATAACGCAGAACGAGCACATGCTTGGATAAAAGATCATGGATATGCAGATCTAATAAAAAACGACGTTACTTGTTCTTTTGGTAAAGGAGAAGACCATGATGCATTAGATCTTATGGATAAACTTAAAGAGATGGGTGTTGACTATGAAAACAGAAAACATATCCACGCTTCTACTTTAAAAGCATTTGTTAGAGAACAAATAGAAATGGGAAAAGAACTTCCATTGGATTTGCTTGGAGTCCATATTGGACAACGCTCTGAAATAAGGAGACAATCATGAGTAAGAAAACAACAGAAGTAGCGACACTTTCGTTTGAAGAAGATGCAAATATTGGATTAGAAAGTATAGGTAAAGATGACCTTGCCATTCCTTTCTTAACAATTCTTCAAAGTAACAGTCCTCAATTAATGGAAGACAAATCATTACGTCCTGGAATGATTTACGACACTGTTCTTAAAAAAGGTTTTGAAGAACTTTTAGTAGTTCCTTGTAACTACGAAAAACAATATGTTGAGTGGACTCCAAGAGAACAAGGAGGAGGTCTTATTGCTACTCATTCAAATATAGATGGAATAGAGCTACTTAAAGTTTGTAAAAAAGATGACAAAGGAAAAGATATCCTGCCTAATGGAAACTTATTGGTTCCAACAGCTGTTTATTATGTTATTTATATGGCCGAGGAACTAGATGGTCATACAGAGTTTTCTAAAGCTATCATTTCTATGACTAGTACTTCTCTTAAAAAGTCTCGTCGATGGAATTCTGTTATGGCAGGAATTACAATGAGAGGTAAAGAAGGTCAACCTTATACACCTCCATTATTTAGTCACATATATAGAACAACAACTACAGGGGAAAAGAATGTTCATGGTTCTTGGTATACCTGGGATATAACTATGCATTCTCCAGTTGCAACATCAGAAATATATAACTCAGGTAAACAATTTGCAGTTGATATGGGAAAATCTAAAGTAGCGGCTTTGCCCCCATTTTAGGAGAATTTGATGATAAATAAAGCGAGGTTTTTTATAACTTTGGGTTTAATAGCAATAGTTTGCTATATATTATACTACCAAATGGCTCCTATTATAGAAGAATACAACCAGGACACTTCTTGGGAGTTTAGGCATTGTACTCCTACTAACACTAATTGTGGTCGACTAGAGTAGGAGCGCTACATGGAATTAGCAGAGCAGTATATGTCCCTGTTCGAGGGACTTGGACGAGCTTATGGCACGTTTGCTGTTAATGACACAAGTAAAGTTAAGCATAAAGGAGTAGCTCAAACTATCAAGGGAGAAGTCTCCATCCAATTATGGATGGAGCACCTTGGTGGTAAAAAAGGATTAGGCATAGTACCAATAAATGATGAAAATAAGTGTCGCTTTGGTGCTATTGACATTGACGAGTATGATATAAGCATAAAAGAAATTATTCGTAAACTCCGTGAACTTAAAGTAAAAGTTCATCCTTGTCGCTCTAAATCTGGAGGACTCCATATTTACTTGTTTACCAGTGAATGGGTAACAGCTGAATTAATGAGAAATAAACTAGAACACATCTCAGCCATGATTGGTTTTGGTGGTTCTGAAATATTTCCTAAGCAAAGTAAAATATTAGCTTCAAGAGGGGACATTGGTTCATGGATCAATATGCCTTATTTTGATAGACAAGATACTAGTAGATACGGCTATGCTCCTGATTGTTCTAAACTAGCATCTGGGCGTTTTGTAGAATTAGCTCTTAAAAATAGATACACTTTAAAAGAACTTCAAGAACTTGATTCAAGTATTGGAAATGACTGCTCAGATGGTCCTCCTTGCCTTCAGTATTTATGTGATACTGGTTTTCCTGAAGGAAGTAGAAACGACGGTTTGTTTAACATCGGCGTTTACTTAAGGAAATCAAAATCTGATACTTGGAAGCTTGAAGTAGAGAAATATAACCACAAGTATTTTAAACCACCTTTATTAATCAATGAAGTTAAGGAGGTAATTAAAAGTGTCGCCAAAAAAGATTATATATACACATGTGCCAGGCCACCGATCTCCCTGCACTGCAATATTTCTACGTGTAGAACCAGGAAATTCGGAGTGGGCTGCGAAAATGCACTCCCGAATA